GGGACGTGGTCTGGCAATCGTGGGACGCGGGAATCATCGAAGGTGACGACCTGGTCACCGCGATCATCCTCGGCCGGCAGCTCATCCGGATCCGTCTCATCGCGCAGACGGACACAATCCGATTGGAAACGGTCGCTGGACCGTTGGGTATCAGTCCGGATGGAATATACTTGGGCGCGCACGACTGCGCGCTCATGCCTGTCAGTGTCAAACCCGCCGACATGAGCGGGAGGGAATTCCATTATTCGACCCTTGAGGGGTTCCCGACGATGCTTCCGGATCCCGATAATCCCGACCCGTGGGCGGGAATACCTGAAATGGAACTGATGTTCGATTCGGGATGGCCAAAATGATAAAATCGCAACATATGGGCAAAAAACGGGAAGCAACCACAACATGTAGAGTGTGCGGCGGGGAGTGCCGTATTCAAGCCACGATGTGCGACAAGTGCGAGAACGCTTTGAGGGGATGGATCCACGACTATCCCATCTGGATCCATGCCTTGCGCGAGTTTCTGGATTCGACGGCGCATTACGGAGGCCACCAGCCTGGACGTGTCAACCTGCCGTCCGCTCCCACGCCTATCAGACTCTCGGTCGTTGACCATCTGCAGGAGATCGAGGATGCGGTGACGGCGTTGTGGTGTCGATTGTATGCGCCGCCGGCCATGCCATGGGCCACAAGCATCGCGGTCCCGCCCATCGTCGACATGCTCAAGGCATGCTGGTCATGCCAGCGTTTGAACCGCCTGCCGGACATCGGTTTGATCTGGCATGACTGGCAGCGGTTGGCGCGCAAGACGCTGGGCATCATCGACGTGCCGCCATCCAAGCATGGTATCGGCAGGTGTCTGAACCCATTGTGCGGTGTCGAATTGAGTGCGGAGGTCGGCGCGGTGAACGTTGCCTGTCCGGTGTGCGGCGGCACGTACCGTGTGATCGACGTCCGGTTGGGGTTCCTGAAGGAGTGCATCGAATCAGGCAGGGCGTTCACGGCGGGGGAGTGCGCGGAGCTGCTGCGCGAATGCGGCTTCCAGTGCAATGCGAACACGATTCGCTCATGGCGTAAGCGTGGCAGGCTTCAGCCGGCCGGCGAGAACGAGAAGGGACGGCCATTGTACAGGCTTTCGGACGTGCATCGGCAGGTGTTGCGACGCGATTCGATTTGACAAAATCGAAAGTGCAACGCAGAATTGTCAGTGGATTAGAGGGTTCAAACCGAGGTGACTTGGTTTGGACCCTCACTCATATCCGCCATGGATTCTCCTAACTCCCTGGGTTGTTGCTCGTCCTGTCCGAACGGCATATCGGACACGCTCCGCCCACTCCCGTCAGAGTGGACATACCCCAATGTGGCAGGCAAGCCAATCCCGTGCTTCCGTGATGCGGTGATGCTCAAATCCGCCTGTCCATGCCTTCGTAGGAATCAACGGCAGATCGCACCGGTCGCAGATCTTCGGATCCTCTTCCTTGCGGCTCGAGTGTATGCGCGGGTTCGAATCCCGCCGAAGGCACTCGGTCGTCCCATGTCATCATGTTTTCGATTGGCGTTGAATCCGGTGGCGTGGGACGGTCCTAGACTTGGTGGCATGCCAATCGAAAATGAAACACCGGAACAACGCCTTGAACGCAGGCGGCAGCAGTCAAACAATGCCATCAGCTGGTTAGATTCGCATTGGACCCAGCCAAGGACATGCCCTGTTTGCGGAGGGAATCAATGGTCGGTGGCGCAGACGTTCGACCTGCGTGAGTTCGAGGGGGGGAGCATCATTATCGGGCTTGGCTCGGAAGTTCTCCCTGTGACCCCGATCTCATGCAAGAGCTGTGGATATCTGTTCTTCATGGACGCATCGGTTGCTGGCTCAGCCATTCCTCCAAAGAGCATGACGGAGTCGGCTGATGACTGACTTGGGCGAGGATACTACTTCTAATCTCACCTCAAAGGTTGTCGACAGCGTTCATTTCGCCGGACAGCGTGTGGATACCGTTGAAGGGAGAGGACTTTTTGTGGAGGACAAAGATTGGAAACTGATCAAAGCGAAACTTGATATGTCTTCAAAACGTGGCGTGAATGGGGAGAGACTGTGGGGTGGCATTGGTCTTGCCGCCGGTGCAGCCGGGCCTTTTGCTGAGCTGTTCACCAAAAATGATTTCCAAGTGTTCCCGGGACTTGTCTATGTGTTTTTGTTCGCCATGGGATTGGTTTTGATTTTCGTCAGCCTCTACGACTATTGGCGCATGAAGGACAAGCGCGAGGAGGAGAAGAAAATGTTCGACGAGTTTCTTGACGGTATCGAGGAGCGGTGCAACATGAAGCAATGATGGTTATGCGGATAGGCGAAGGTCCGGTCTCAGTTCCAGGTCTTCGCCTATCCGCCGGCCGTGTGCGACATGGTGGAGTCGTGGGTTTGAATCCCGCCGAAGGCACCGACAAATCCATCAGCAAAGGAGTGACAATGGAAGAAACACTCCAAGAGATCGCGCACCAGCTCACTCGCATCGCCGACCAAGGAGAACAGGCGGGCATGCAAATCAGTAGGGGGGACGCCTTGGAAGCGTGGGGCCTGCGGATCTACGAGGACGACTTCCTCAGCGCCTTGACCCGACTTGGAATCGAAGTCACCGACTGATCCGAATCGACAGACGAATGACAACACACAAGCCAAACGTTCGCAGACAAAACGGAACGCGACGGAATCAGCTCGTCGCCAGACATAAAGCAGCGGTCAAAAGCGGAAGGACATGTGGAATCTGCGGAAAGCCAATCGACCTGCGACTCAAATATCCAGATCCTTGGAGCTTTGTCGTGGATGAGATCATCCCGATCGCAAGAGGTGGAAATCCATATTCCTGGACAAACACCGAGCCGACACATCGGTGGTGCAACACCGTCAAAGGCACGCACACGCTAGAGTGGGCGCAACGCGAAGTGCGACGACTCATGGCCGGTCAGCAGGGACAGCAATCAAAACCGCCCACCGGCGTGCCATTTCGGAAAATCGACATCTAGGGGCGGTATCCCCTCCCGGTCGAGAAAACACGTCCCCCGCCGCATAGGGCCGATATCTCCCCGGAAGCTTAAAACGTGACGGTTCGTAAAACGTGACGGGAGGCGAAACGTCGTGAAATGCCTCATTTGCGGCAAGGAATTCAGGCCGTCAGGACGCGGGAAACCAGCTAAATACTGTTCTGGCGCATGCCGTGCGAAAGCGTACCGGGCAAGGAAGAACGATGGCGAGTCATCGCCGAAACCAGCAAAACCAAGAACAAAACGAAAGGCAAAGACGCCAGCTACTGCAGAACGGGAACATCCGGCAGACATCGACCGTCACAGTTTCGAACGCATGATGGATGGATCACATGAGGACACACTTCGTGAAATCGTCGGAAGACTCCGTGAGGCTCTGCATGATCCATCAACGCCGGCCAACGCGTTGCCGTCGATCAGCAGCAAGCTCGCAGAATTCGACGAACGGATGCGTATGGCCGAGGAATCCGGCAGCCTGTTCGACATGAACGATGACGTGACGGAGGTGGCGGAGGATGTCGGAGCGTCGATTGTCTGAAATCGCCCAACGGCTCGTGCAGCCGGAAGACGTCACGTCAAGCGACTTCAAACTTATCAACGGTGCGGCGGTCAAGGCCGGAATCCATTACGACCTCTGGCAGAAAGGTTTTCTCTACCTTCTGTTCGCAAAACGCTCCGACGGCAAGTACGCATGCGGATCCGGAGGAGCGGTCCTGTCCAGCTGCAGACAGATCGGCAAGACGTTCACCGTCGGAACTTCGATATTCATCCTGTGCGCCGGACGCGCAGGGACTCTGGTCATCTGGACCGCGCACCATACGCGCACCTCCGATGAGACGTTCGCCGATATGTGCGACCTGACCCGCAATCCGAAGCTTTCCAAATACGTGCAGTCCGTGCGCCGCGCAAACGGCCAACAGGAGATCCGTTTCACCAATGGAAGCCGCATCATGTTCGGCGCTCGAGAGAACGGTTTCGGCCGAGGTCTGCACTCCGCCGACATCGAAGTGTTCGACGAGGCTCAGATTCTTACCATCAAGGCGTTGGACAACCTGATTCCAATCGTGAACACAAGTCCGAATCCGCTGATTGTGTTCATGGGCAATCCACCGAAGCCGGGCGATCAATGCGAGGCCTTCGAGGAGAAACGTTCGACCGCGTTGTCTGGCAAGTCGGATGACATGCTTTACGTCGAGCTCGGTGCAGACCGCGATTGCGACCCGGATGACAGGACCGCGTGGGCGAAAGCGAATCCGTCATATCCAAAACGCACCAGCGAGGAAGCAATCCTGCGCATGCGCAACCTCCTCGCAGAAGACTCGTTCCGACGTGAAGCGCTCGGCATCTGGGACGAACAGACAGCCACCGAGGTCATTGGTGAGGATGCATGGCACGCTACCGAGGTGGCCAACCCACAAACAGATGGCCTGCTCTCGTTCGGCGTGGACATGCCACCGGACAGGAGTGCATTGGCCATCGGACTCGCGTTCAAGCACGACGACGGCACTGCATTCATCTCTCTACAGGAATACCGTTCCACTCGAACCGACGGAGTCCAATGGGCCGTCGACTGGCTGGCGGAACGCTGGAATAAGACTGCTGCGGTGGTAATAGACGCGCAATCGCCGGCCATGAGCATCGTGCCCGACCTGCAGAAACGGCATGTGCGTGTGACAGTCACCGACACACGCCAATTAGGACAGGCCACAGGCCGCGTGCTCGACATGATCCGCGACAAGTCCCTCACCCACCTGAGTGATAAGGACCAGCCACAGCTGGCTGCCGCCGTGAAGGGCGTCACATTGCGCGACATCGGTTCCAATGGAGCGGTCGCATGGAACAAGAAGGGCTCCGACGTGGAAATAAGTCCACTGCAAGCTACGACTCTGGCATTGCACGGGGCATTCACCACGAAACGCAAGCCAGGCAGGAAACAACGATTAAGGAGGCTCGCATGACATCGCTGCTCGCTCCGGTCACCGATTTCAGCGACCTCGGCATAATCTTTAATCCACCGACCGATATCAAAGGGCTTGACCCGGCGTTGCACGACACTTTGTCGAATCTCGTCACCGTGTGGAACCGTAAGCGCGCGCGCAATTCACTGCGCTCCCGGTATGCGGATGGAAAACATCGGCTCCGCGACATCGGCTTCTCCATCCCGCCGAGCATGCGGAATCTCGAGGAGGTGGTCGGCTGGCCAGCGAAAGCAGTCAATGCACACGCCGAGCGCTGCATGTTCGATGGCTTTGTCAGTCCGAATAGCAGCGACGATTCCTTCGACCTGAATCCAATTCTCTCCGCTAACCGCTGGGACATCGAGCTGCCGATGGCGATCAGCAGCAGCATGATCCACTCGTGCGTCTTCATGGCCGTGTCGGAGGGCGACGAGTCGGCTGGGGAACCGCCTGTGCTCACCATTCCGCACAGCGCGCAATGGTCGAGCGCCCTGTGGAATTTCCGTACGCGCAGTCTCAAGGCGGCGCTCACCATCGATGACATCGACGATTACGCGCGTCCTACGCGATTCCGCCTATGGACGCCTTTCCAAGTCATCACCTGCCAGCTTGGGCGTGAATGGTACGTGGACGATGTGTGGACGCATGGTCTTGGCCGTGTGCCTGTGGAGGTGCTGTCTTATAGGCCGACCATCGACAGGCCCTTCGGCCGGTCGATCATCAACCGCGCCGTCATGAGCATCACCGACGACGCGGTGCGCACCGTCCTGCGCAGCGAGGTCAGCGCCGAATTCTACTCGGCACCGCAATGGCTCCTACTCGGCGCCGACCCCGATTCATTCAAGGACGATGATGGCAATCCGATACCCGTCTGGGAATTCGTCATCGGACGATTGAACATGATCGGTAAGGACGAGGATGGCGACGTGCCGAAACTCGAGCAGATCACACAGCAGTCCGTGCAGCCGCACATCGACCAGATGCGCGAGCTCGCCTGCAGATTCGCCGGGGAGACGAATGTGCCGGTCAGCTCGCTCGGCATCATCCAGGACAATCCATCGAGCGCAGAGGCGATGCATGCTGCGGAGAAGGATCTGGTCATCGACTGCTCGGCAGCGAACCGCGTGTATGGTGCTTCGCTTCGTCGCATCGCGCAGGACATCATCATGCTTCGCGACCATACGACCGAAGTGACCGACGAGATGGCGGGCATCACCGCACGATGGCGCAATCCGTCGCTGCCGAGCGTCATCGACGCCGGAGACGCGATGGTCAAACTCGTGGGGGCCTTCCCTTGGCTTGCCGACACGACCGTCGCATTGGAGGAAGTCGGCTTCACTGACGAGCAAATCACCAGACTCCTATCGGAAAAGCGCCGAGCCGAAGCGAAAAGCGCATTGAACGCGCTCGCCGGGATGAACGGAGGCGGGAATGACAAACCGGACTCCGAGCCGCAAGGAAATCAATCTTCTGACCAAATCGCAGAAGACGGCGGTGAGCCTCGCACAACGGGAGATGGGCCAAGCGTGGCAACAGCTGCAGGGAATGGAACCGGCACAGCAGCGTGACATGCTGCTGGAACTCGTTCCCGCCATCATTGACAAATATGGGAGCATCAGTTCGACCGCAGCAGCCGACTGGTACAAGCAAATGCGGTCGAAATGGTTCGACGACAAATACGAGCCGATACTCGCCGACCCTATACATGACGATTTGACCGACATGATTCGGGCGAAGGCAAGCATGCTGTTCAAAGGCAACGAGCGATATGATCCGAACGCCTATCTCTCGTACCTGAATCGGCTTATCGCGGTCGGAGTGCGTAACGGCGGTCGCAGTACCGTCAGGTCGGCAGCCAAGCTTGACAAGTATGGGCCCCGGTTCGCACGCGTTCCTTCCGGACTTCATACCTGCGCGTTCTGTGCCATGCTCGCCGGACGCGGCTTCGTCTATGCAAGCGCCGAAAAGGCCGGAGGCTTGTTCAACAAGTACCATGCGGCATGCGACTGCGAGATTGTCCCATCGTGGGACGAAAAACCGCGTGTGGAGGGCTATCGTCCCGACGAATTGTACGACGACTATCTCAAAGCGAGGGATGAGGCCGGAAGCGATTCGGTGGACGATATCCTTCGCGCGATGCGACAGCATAAGGGTAAATACGCGGATGGAATCCGTCCGGGAACCGCCATCCCTGATGGTTGGAAGCAGCCTCATGCGCAGAACGAGGAACGACTGCTTTCAATGCGAGGACTCGCTGGCGTCACCGATCGCGAATGGTACATGCGTCAGGAAAAGGTTGGAGTTCCGCACTCCACCGATACGTTGTATCCGCAGGAAATCGTGTTCCTTGAACGATTCCAGAATCTTGGGAACCATGTCGAATGGATACCAAGAGACATAGAAAAAAGGACGGCGACAAATGATTTCCGTTGGATCGAAACAAACGAGCTTTGCGAATTGAAGTCCTTGGCAAAAGCTGATTTTGGCAAGATCGCCGATCGTATCACCAAAGCCGTTCGAAGCGCTAAAGAGAATCACGATGTCGTCAAGGACTGTTTCGTGATAGATCTTGGCCAATCGAAACGTAAAGACAAGCTTGTTCACCAGTTAGAGAAGTACAACGATCGTGAGTGGAAAATCCGCAGACTTTTCATTCTCGACGGTGAAGGTTTATTGGAAATCAAATTGAAATGAGACAACCGGGAGCACGCCTCCGCTCATTGCGTTTTATTTCAACGCCGCAGAGGACCCCCGGTCTTCATATATTTTAGCACATTCTTGGCAGGTTGGCCCAGTGGCGACGGCAGTGGCCTGTAAATCCACGACATTGAAACAACGCGGGTTCGAGTCCCGCACCTGCCACTATCCCATTTTTGGGCGGTCACTGGCTCCGTCATGCCTGGTCAAAAGGCCACGATGGCCTCAAACATTCGGAATCATCATCAAGGAGCGTTTCATCATGCCGAAATCCCTCATCATGCGTCTTCGTCACATCATGATGGTCGCGCCACCGGCCGAACCCGGCGGTGACGGTCAGCAGAGCGAGCCTCCGTCCGATGGCGAAAAGACCTTCTCTCAGAGCGATGTCAACCGCATCGTCGAGGACCGTCTGCGCCGCGAACAGGCCAAATATGCCGATTATGACGATTTGAAAGCCAAGGCCGCGAAATTCGATGAGCAGGAGGAAGCGAACAAGAGCGAGCTGCAGAAGGCCACCGAAGCCAACCGCAAGCTCGAATCACAGCTGGCGGAGCAGAAGCACGCCGGCCTTGTCGCCAACGCCTGCCTCAAGCACGGCATCCCCGCCGAATTCGCTGATCTCGTGACCGGCGATGACGAGGAAAGCATCGACAAGACGGCCGAGAAGGTCGCCAAGCTCGTCATCACACAGGGGAAGCCGCCGGCCTCCGGCAATGGCAGGCATCCGCTCGACGGTGAGGGAAACCAGCCGGGCGGACAGGGAAGCATGAGCATCAGGGAGCAGATCGCAGCCGCCGAAAAGAAAGGTGACTATCAGACCTCCATGACACTCAAAAGCATCATGCTCGGCACGAAACGCCAGTAACCACCAATCCGGAAGGAAGACATCATGCCTGGAATCACAGGACAGGGCAACACTTACAATATGCCAAATTACGTCGGCGAGCTTTTCGCCGCAAGCCGCGAGGACACGCCGCTGCTCTCCGCCATCGGCGGACTCACCGGCGGCATCTCCACCACGTCCACTCTTTTCGAATGGCAGGGATACGATCTGCGCGACCCCGATGCCAACCGTCAGCGCCTCGAGGGCGCCGACGCGCCGAAGAGCGAGGAACGCACCCGCTTCCACGCAAACAACGTGGTCGAGATTCACCAGGAGGCAGTCGAGGTCTCCTACACGCGGCAGGGCGCGACAGGACAGCGCAACACCGACAACATGCCTGTCGTGCAGGTCGGAGGCGCCGCCATCCCCGCTGACGAGCTGAGCTGGCAGATCCAGCAGCAGCTCAAGCAGATCGCCCGCGACGTGGAGGCATCCTTCATCTCCGGCCATTTCAACAATCCGGCCGACAACCAGAGCGCGCGGAGCACCCGCGGCCTCCTAGAAGCCATCACCACCAACGTGATGAGCACCGAGCATACCGCCGCCCAGCTGACCACGGACGATGTGCTCGATCTCGCGCAGATGGCCTGGGACAATGGCGGCATCCGCGAATCCGAGACGCGCACCATCGTGGTCAACTCCACGCTCAAGCGCGCACTGACCCGCTGCTTCGTGACCGACGCGAAGTATCAGGAGCAGACTCGCAACGTCGGCGGCGTGAACCTGCAGACCATCGAGACCGACTTCGGCCTCTTCAACATCATGCTCGACCCGTACATGCCGAAGGACCAATTGCTCGTCCTGTCCCTGGAACAGCTCGCTCCGCGCTTCCTCGAAATCCCCGGCAAGGGTCATTTCTTTGCCGAACCGCTCGCCAAGACCGGCGCAAGCGACAAGGTGCAGCTGTACGGCGAGATCGGCTTGCAGTACGGCGATCAGAAGGCGCACGCGCTCCTGACTGTCGCCGGCGGATCGGCGTCCAGCACTGTGAAGGTCGCAGGCGTGAACCTCGACAAGAAAACCATGGGTGTCAAGGCCAAAGGGACCAACACCGTGAAAGCCACCGTCGTGCCGGATGGCGCATCCAACAAGGATGTCACGTGGAGCGTGGATCCGTCCGACAACTCCATCGCCACCGTCAAGGCTGATGCCGATAAGAGCGTTGGAGTCGTGACCGGCGTGAAGGCTGGCACCGCCACCGTCACCGCAACCACTTCCGACGGCTCCAAGAAGGCGTCCGTCAAGGTCACCGTGACCGACTGAGAGGCCCGATGATGGCCGACACGGATGATTTCGCGAGTGTCGACGATCTTGAAGCCTCATGGCATGCGCTCACGGACGAGGAGAAGACGCGCGCGAAGAAACTCATCGCGTATGCGTCCGACCTGATCCGCTCCTATCGCAGATGGGACAAGGTCAGCAGCCTCACCCGTGAGCGCATCTGCTGCGCTGCCGTTAGGCGCGCCATGGAAGCCGATTCCAATGGCGCTCCCTCCGGCGCTAGCAGCATGAGCGAGACCGCCGGACCATTCCAAGCCACCTACAGCTTCCAGAACCCCACCGGCGACCTCCGATTGTGGCCGAGCGAGGAGAAGGAGCTTGGCGGAAGGCGACGCCTCCTCGCGGGAGCCCTCGACATGAGCACCGGAAAGGTGGTGGCACCATGATCCACGGCGAAACCGTCAAGGTGCTCCGTCCAAGCATCGCCGGAATGGATGCCTACAACACTCCAATCCGCAAATGGTCCGAGGAATCGGTAGGCAACGTGCTGGTCGGCTCGCCGACACAGGACAATGTCGCCACAAGCGTCAATCCGGAAGGATTGCTCGTCTCCATGTCGCTCTACTTCCCACGCTCCTATCAAGGAACGCTCCGGGATTGCAAGGTGATCGTCAGGGGAATCGAATATCGAGTGATTGGCGATCCTGTCGCGCTCGATGGCGGATTGACACCAACTTCCTGGAACATGCAGGTCAACGTCTGCCGCGATGACGGGAGGTGACCATGAAGGGATTCAAAGTCGACAAGGAATGGATGGAACGCAATGTCCTGTCCAACCCAACAGTCCAATCCGCTCTGAACGCGAAGGCCAGACGCATCGCTCCGATCGTGAAGCGCATCGTCCTCAAGGAAGGCGACCGTCATTATGCCGAATCAGTGCGCGTCATGCAGGGACGACGTCCTGGAACGAAATCGCCGACGCATCTGCGCAGACCATATGCCCGAGTCATCATCGGTGACGAGCATGCGGACGCCAAGGAATACGGCGACGGACGGATCTATCCGAAGAAGGGATACCTTCGCCGCGCCATAGCCGAGGCGGGTGGCTGATTATGGCGATTCCGCTTCGCGGCTCATGGCCGCAACCGATGCCGATCATCATCCAATGGCTGCAAGACAAGGCGGGGATCAAGGCTTCGGCGGAAGTGCCGGAGAATCTGCGTGCAAACCTTCCGGCCGTCATCGTCTCTCCGGCGCCGGGTGGCACGACCGCCGATGGATTCACGCGCGGCAGAGCCGTCGACATCGACATCTTCGCCGCTGATTGGACTTCCATGGACGCAACCATCAGCAAGGTCGAAACCGCTCTCTCTCAGCTGCAGGGCGATGGAAACCGATATGGCTACGTCGACTCCTCAACGCTCACCTCATTCTCAGAAGTGAGTCATTCAATGCCTGACGTGCGCCGTTGCACGGCGACGATCACGCTCAACACCAGACCACAATGATTTTTCAATTAAGGAGGAAATGATGGCCGCCATCACCGATGTGCCAAGCATTCTCAATGACAATAACGGAAACGTGCGAAAGTGGGGCACTCAGCTGCTCGCTATCGCCGACTATTCGACCGCGATGCCGGATCCTTTCTTCGACACCGCAACCAACAAACCGAATCAGCTGCCCGAGGGTTTCAAGGTGATGGGCTACATCAGCACTGATGGCGCGAAGATGAGTCGCGGCATCGAGTCCGCCGACACCAGTGCGGTGCAGGATCTGGAGCCGGTGCGTTCCGACATCACCGGACGTACCCGCACCCTGCAGCTCACCTTCCTGGAAATGAACGCATGGGTCAAGGCCTTGGCCCACGGCCTGCCCGTCTCCCAGTGGCCGGCAAACAAGGATGAGGGCTTCGAATTCACCGATGAAAAAACCACGGAATTCCCGTACTACCGCCTGATCTGGATCGGTCAGGACGGTGTGGGCGACGCGGCACATTACCGCATCGAGGCCGGGTATCGCGTCAAGGTCACCAATCAGGGCGACAACACCAAGAACCGCTCCGACGCCGAGGGTGAGGACCAGACCTTCACCTTCTTCCAGGATCCGAAGACCGGCAAGGTGTTCTACGAGGGCGAGAAGATCGCCAAGGCCGGTGCCGCGCTTCGTGCTGATGTCTCCCAGTCGCAGCCGGTGTCCGATCAGGCAGCGTCCTCCGAGTCACAGCCGGTCGCCGACTGACATTGATTCTTCCCGCACCGGGCTTTTGATTCCTTTCACCGGTGCGGGATTTTCCCTTCTTCTCTCGCCGAAAGGAACACTGATTTTTTTGAAAGGATTGAACAATGACCGACAACAACACGAAGCGCAAGGTCCGCTCTCTCAAGGCCGTGAAGGCGAAGTATCTTGAATCCCACCCGAAGATTCGGGAGTGGATCGAGTTCACCATCGACGACGAGCCGGATGCGAAGGAATTCCGCATCCACGCTCCAATTTTCCAGTCGAATGAGGAGAAGAAGGCATTCGCGAAGGCGCAGGAGTCCGACGACCAGTTCGACTTGGCGAAAGCGCTGCTCGGCGCCCAGTGGGATGATTTCATCGAGGCCGGCGGACAGATCAGCCTGCTTTTCCTCCTGCTCGACGACGCGGCCGATGAAGTGCATGAGACGGACAGCGAGGGAAACCCTACAACGCTTTAGAGCTCCTTGACGGCGATGGTCACGCGGAGGAATTGGAGGCCGCGTTATGCGCGGTCTACGCGCCGCGTGACCCAATCCAAGAGTTCTGGCAACGCAAGATCAGTCTCCGCGCATTGCATGCGCTGATAATCCACATGCCGCCGGACAACGTCTTCTTTCGTGCTTTGGCTGGTGATGGCTGGAGTGAGTCGGAATGGCTGTTGCACGATTTGGGCGACATGCTCCGTGACATCCAGCTAACCATCACCCAGTGCGCTCCATTTGTGGAGCATCCCCTTGAAGAGGATGACATCAGGCCTCGCACCAAGCCTCCGGCTGTCGTGGTGGCTGAGTCCAAACGCGAACAGTCGTCTGTCGACAGCAAGGCCTTACACGCGCAGGAGCGGAGCGAGCTCATGGCGCTTGTCACGGGCGATCAATCGAAAAACTGAACAGTGAGGTGGTCTCATGGCCGGCACAGCCGCATGGATCGATGTGCTCCCGAATCTGAGCGCTTTCGGCACGAAGCTCAACAACGGTGTGACGGCCGCGGCCACCTCCGCAGGACGGAATGCCGGCAAGAAATTCTCCGACGCCATGAATCAGGCCGCTGGCCGTGACGTGCTGTCAGAGCAGGTCAAGAGCCTGCAGCAGGCTGAGAAGAAGGCCGCGCAGGCGGTCAGCCAGTGCACGTCGCAGATCGCAAAAGCGCGCGACGAGCAGAAAAGCGCCGACCTGCGCGTACAGGCCGCCGAAGTCAAACTGCAGGAAACCATCGTCAAAAGCGGACAATCCTCCTCACAGGCCATCAACGCCCAAGCACGACTCAACGACGCAAGGAGCAAGGCGAGGCAGAAGACCGAAGCCGTCACATCGGCTGAGGAACAACTCAAAGCCGCCAGCAAAGGTCTGAAGGAGACTCAGACGCAGCTCCACGACGCTCAGACGAATCTGAACGCGAGCACTTCCAAGCAGTCGGGATTTTTCGCGTCCGCCGCGGCATCGGCGCGCAATGCCATCAATTCCTTCCGTAGCATGCAATCAAGCGTCACTACCACTGCCGCAAGGGGAGTCGGAGATTCCGAACGCTTCTTCACCGCGTGGGGAGCCGCGAAGTTCGGAGCCATCAGCGGGTTCGCGCAGTCGGCATTCAGCAAAGTCTCAAACATCATCACCGGCAATGTGGAAGGCGCCATTAAACGCGCCGACACGATGAACAATTTCCCCAAAGTCATGAAGAATTTGGGGTACGACTCGAATGACGCTGCCGCAGCCATCAAACGCATCAGCGCCAGCATCGACGGCCTGCCGACCACCACATCAAGCATGATCGGCATGGTCCAGCAGCTTGCTCCGTTGACCAAGAATCTGGACGAGGCCACCAGCATCGCATTGGCGTTCAACAATGCCGTCCTGGCCGGCGGCAAAGACACAGTGCTGCAGGCCGACGCCATCGAACAGTACAACCAGATGTTGAGCGCGAACAAGGTCGATGCCGCCGCATGGCGAAGTGTCGTCAATGCAATGCCTGGCCAGATGAACCAATTGGCCAAGAGCATCCTTGGCGCAAACGCGAAGCAGAACGACCTATATGAGGCGATGAAGGGTGGCAAGGTCACCTTCGAGGACTTCAATAAGGCGCTCGTCAAGCTCAATAAGGACGGCTACGGGCCGTACGCATCATTTACGACGCAGGCAAAAGACGCCACACAGGGCATCGGCACTGCGATGGAGAACGCGAAAAACCGCGTCCAGAAGGCCATCGAGAAGATCATCGAAGCGTTCGGCGTCGACCGCATCAGCGGCGTCATCAACAGCTTTACGGCGAAATTCGGAGATGTCGGCTCGGCTGTGGCCAAGGCGGTCTCCGGAGCGTTGGAATTCGTTGAGACCGGCAAAGTCAACGAAAAATTGGCTGAATCGTTCCACATCGACAAGAAGTCGTATGCGGGCATCGAAGACGCTTACCAGCGGATTCGGTGGGGGTACAAAGGTCTCACCGATTTCATCAAGACCGGTGAATTCTCATACGAGTTCAACCGTGCCTTCGAGAACGCAGACCGCCAGACACTCATCGACTTCAAAGACAGCCTCCTCGGCATCCGCGACTCCGCCAGCGAGGTGCTGAAGAACCTTCCCGGATTGGGTGAATTTTTCAACACCCCGAAGGATGGCGACAAGTCGAACTTGAACAAGGCCTTGAAAGCCGCCAATGTGGCGCTTGCTGGTCTGAAGCCACTGCTCGACCTGCTCGCATCAATCGAGAAGGCGTGGAACGGTCTGTCCGCTGACCAGCAGGGCACCATCTTCGATACGGCCATCTACCTGTGGTTAGGTAGTAAAGGCTTCAGGATACTGAAGAACATCTTCGGTGTCGCCAAGGATATCGGCAAAGGCTTCGGCATCGCCGGAAAAGGCATCAAGACCGCTGGCAACGCGCTGAAATCGTTCGGCAAGTTCCTCGGCGGGCTGAAGGCTCCGAAATGGCTGTCAAAGCTTACCGTCGGCAAGGTTGGAATCGCAGCCGGTGGAACCGCAATGCTTTCAGCTGCGAAGAACATCGAAAAAGGCACTCCTAAGTGGGCATGGAGTCAACTGAACAAAATTCCCGGTTTCAGCGAGGGCGACAAGTCATACGCCGACTACCAGAAACGGTACAAGGCCGCACAGGAAAACAACAAGTTCCTCGGAATCAAGAACTCCACATGGGAACACAACCTGAATCCGCTGAACTGGCCATCAATGGCCGTGGGTGCCGCGAAAACCGGAATGAACAAACTCGGAAGCCTTCGAAAGAAAGCCGACGAGCAGGGGTTCGCAGGTAATACCGGTTCCGCGCAAGCTTCGATGAGCTCCGGCCAACGCGATGCCGGAGTCAAGGCTTGGAACGGCATCAAAGGCGCGTTCTCCGAGGCAGGGCAGGCACAGGCCGACAATACGGCAGCGCAGGTCAAAGCCCAACAGGACACTCTGGCCGGCATCAAGAAGGCATGGGGCGACGCCGGCGATTGGATCAACACCAATTGGTGCGACCTGATGGTCAAGATCCAGTCGAAGTTCGACGGCGCGGCCCAATGGGTCGAGGACCGTTGGGACGGCGTCAAGGACTGGTTTGGAGGAACCGGCCAGAAGATAGGCGACTTCTTCTCCGGAATTCCATCAACGGTCGGAGGCTGGTTCGACCAGGCAGGCCAATGGGTGCAGTCCAAATGGCAGGTGGTCGTTGACTGGTTGGGATTGACTCCGACCACGATAATCGACTTCTTCTCCGGAATCCCCGACGCGATTAGCGGTTTCTTCGGTTCCGCTGGCGATTGGATTCAGCAGAAATGGCAGGCGCTGGTCGACTGGCTGGGACTCACCCCGACATCGATAATCGATTTCTTCATCGGAATCCCCGACATGTTCGCCGGCATATTCCAGTCGGCGAAGGACCGTATCGCCGGCATCTTCGGAAGCGTCGGCGCATGGTTCGACAACAACGTCAAATCTCCGATATCCAATGCCGTCAACGCCATCGGCCAGACGTTCCAGTCCACCAAGGATTGGATCAAGAGCAGTTGGGACCAGGTCAAGGAGGCCGCTAAGGCTCCGGTGGCCTTCGTCGTCAACACCGTCTACACGAACGGCATCAAAAAGGTCTGGGATTCGGTCGCCGGCGCCGTCGGACTGAAACTCTCCCTGCCCGAGGTGAAGTTCGCCGCAGGCGGCATGGCCGGAGGAATCAACCCCGGCTACGCTCCTGGAGTCGACTCCATTCCGGCCATGACCTCGCCGGGTGAGGCGTGGATGGTGCCGGAATGGACTAAGGCCGTCGGCGCGGAGAACGTCTACCGCTGGAACGCTTTGGCTCGCCACCATGGCGTGCAGGCCGTCCGTGAGGATATGGGTCTTGATGGCGTCCAACGCTTCGCCAAAGGCGGCATTGCCTCCAAGATTGGAAAGGCTGCCGGCAAAGCGGCGTCCGGAGCAAAGAAATTCATCGAGGATTTGTCCCAGACAGCTCAGGCCTTTGTGAAGAATCCTGTGGATTGGGTCACGTCGAAGATTCTCACGCCTGTGAAATCGCAGGTGGCGGGAATCAGCGGCGGCCAGTTCGGCCAGATGGTCGGCAGACTGCCGGTGAGTGCCGCTACGGCTCTTGTCGACAAGGTCAAGTCGATGGCGTCCGACCTGGCATCCAAGTGGACCAGCAAATCCGAGGCGGGCCAATATCATGGTTCGGTCGGTGGCGGCGTGGAACGCTGGAGGAGCCTAGTCCTGCAGGTGCTCAAGGAATTGGGTCAGCCAGCAAGCTGGGCCGACACCGTGCTACGCCGAATGAATCAGGAGTCCGGCGGCAATCCGAACGCCATCAACAATTGGGACTCCAACGCGAGGGCCGGTCACCCGTCGCAGGGCCTGATGCAGACCATTCCTGGCACATTCAATGCCTATGCGGGGCCGTACCGCTCGCGTGGCATCACCGACCCGCTCGCCAACATCTATGCCGGCTGCAATTACGCGATCCATCGGTATGGGTCGTTGGCCGGAATGAATCGTGCGGGCGGCTACGCGCTCGGCGGCATCGTCGGAGACGATAGACCGACCCTGTACGATCGCGGCGGCATCCTGCCACCCGGACGGCACCTCGTGGCCAACGAGACCAAGCAGCCCGAACTCGTGTTGACGCGAGAGCAAATCCTCAAGGTCTTCGGCTCCGACGTCAAAGATAAGGGCGATCGGACCGTGAACCTCAACGTCAACATCCCCGAACGCTCGGATCCATGGGCTGATGCGAGCATCCTCGTGCGCACCGCGCGACACCAATTGCGATAAAGGAGGCCGATGTGGCTTATTTTGCGGAATTGTCGGCCTCCGGCTTGGAGCCAGTGCGCTTCGAAGGCTCGGGCGACCTTGACTGCCTGTGCATCGCGAAAGGCGGCATCGAGGGCTGGTGGTCAACTCCCGCCGCGAAAGTCAATGTGACGGCGCGAGGGCAGGGCGACGGTGGACATGATGTGAGCGAGGATGACATCTCCTACGCCAGCCGCACCGTCACTCTGCATTGGAATGCCAACGCCTCCAGTCGTGACGCGCTGCTCGCTTTGACGGACAGTGTGCGCAGGCTCGTGCACCGTCAGGTCAGAATGCGCGTGGTCGACGGCACCGAGGACACCTGCTGCAGTGGCGGATATATGGTGCTTACCCAGCAGCCTGACTATCGGTCCGGCAGCATCGCCGATTCGACCATCACCATCGTTTTCGAGCGTCCGGAGCGCCTGTCGTCTTTGGCGCATTCTGGTGAGGCTCGGGCGTCGGTGGTGCAGGCTGGCGGCTTGAGCTATGGGGCGGCTAATGCCGGGCTCGCGTATCCGTTGAGCTATGGCGTGGTGTCTGATGGTGCGACGGTGATGCGATTGCCGAATCAGGGCACCAGCCGCGCATATCCGACCTACACCTTGTGCGGAGAGTGGCCTGATGGCTGCACGCTCCGCTTGGCGTGCGACGGGCGTAATTCCACCATCGCCTATTCGCGCGCCATCCACACTGGCACACCAGTATTGCTGGACACCCGCTCCCGCACCGCCACCATGGGCGGCGTGGACGTGACCAGCGGATTATCACAGCGCGGGTGGATGACGATACCGGCCGGCAAGAGTCTGACGGTCAATCTCGCCACCGCAGGCAGCGGGTGGGTCAGCTGCTCAAGCCATGACACCTACATTTAAACGTTTTTCCGATTCGGAGGTGCAACACTTATGACCACGGCTTTAGGCATTCGTCCCGACGCGAAATCGCAGGGCGTCAGCCCTCAGGTGCATCGGCATATCATCAGCGCCCAGTGGGCCAGTGACGGCATCATTCAGGGGCTTACCGTGACCGGAGGCACAGGGCTCACCTACACGGTGAGCGCCGGTACCGCATTGATTCAGCCTGACGGCCAGAAGGGCGAGGCGGTGCTCGCTTATTGGCCGGGCGGCGCCACTCCCGCAGTCGCCGCCGGTAACGCCGGATTGAGCCGATACGACGTGATTTGGCTCCGCGCCCACGACCTCGACAAGGGAGACGCGGACAATCAGGTGGTGCTCGGCGTCACTCAGGGCACGCCGGCCGCTGACCCAGACGTGCCGCTCGACCAGGTGCCGTCCGATGTGGTGCGTTTGGCGGCCATGCTCGTGCCCGCCGGCATGACACAAACCAAATCGTGCAGTACGGATGGCGCGGAACGCTACGCCATGCCCTACGGCGCGAGCAAGGGTCTCATTGCGCGTAACGTCCGAAACTACGAGGGTCCCGCAAACATGGGCGACGGTGGGAAGGACTATTTCGAGCAGGACACCAGCTTTTATCTGCCGACCGACAGGCTGGTGGAGCTCAGGTACACGGCCACGGCGGCCGCCTGCCGACACGACAATCCCAAGAAGCCCACCGAGGACGCCACACAGATGGCCTGCTGGTATGTCGGCTTTCAGGTCGACGGGCAGGACGTCTCCGGTGGCGGCGGCCAATTCCAAGTGTCCCGCGCGTGGCAGCAGGTGCATTTGAATGCGCTGGTCGAATTGCAGGCCGGATGGCATACCGTGCGCACCCGCAACCATCGCGTCACGTGGGGCGAGAACGTCTATTTCATCTGTCACAGCGACGGCAAGGAGAATTATCCCGGCCGCACCTTGGAGGTGTGGGATAGGGGCGTGAACGTCGGCTAAGGAGGAGGGCTCATGGCTTGGCGCGCGTATATCGTGGACACGATCAGCGGACAGCTCTTGTGTCCCATCGACTTGCCGAATTTCAGCTGGTCGGTCAGTGTGGCCGACTCATCGCTTTCCACCACGAAATCCAAGGGTGTGGGACAGGACGAGGTGAGCGGTCTCAAGGTGCCATGGACCGCGGTGCCGGCCAATTCGCCAGGCGAACGCTCACGGCTCCTAGCGCCGGACCGGCGCAGTATCGCGCTCTGCTGGACGAGTCCATTGGATTCCGAGGATGCGATAGGCACGCCGATACTCTGCGGACTGATAGGCCAGAGGAAGGACGGTCCACTCGATACGGATTTCAGCTTGACCAGCATTTATGGATTGCTCGGCGATAGATACTTGGTGCGCGAGGGAGTCTACGGCACTGCCAATGGCAGTACGAGCACCGACGTCATCGACTTCGGCAACCTATCCCTGCGCGCCATCGCGGCCGAGGCGGGCTGGTTGTGCACCAACGCCAAGCCGGGCGGCGGACTGCCCATCGACTGGCACTACCGAGGAGAGCAAGGCTCGCACCAGCGTGAATATGACAGCTGGGACATCCAGAATCTCAAATGCTCCGACGTGTGGGACAAGATCGCCAACGTCGAAAACGGGCCCGACCTGCAATTGCGTCCGAAACTCTCCGGCGACACCATCCGCTTCGACTTCCTCGCCGGGAGTGACGCGGATCCGAACATCGCGCAGGACACTATCCTCGAGCTTTCCAGCAGCCCGTATGGCGGCACCTTGGAAAACATGACCATCGACCACTTGGGCGCCGTGCACCGCGTCTACGCGTCCGGCTCTGGCACGGACAAGGCGCAGCTCTGCCACCTGTCCGAAGACCTGAGCCTCGTCAACGGCAATCATGAGCCATTCCCGCTCCGCGAGATGGCCTACAGCGACACGGACGCCGCCGACGCGAACCTGCTGCGCCAGCATGCAGACGGCGTCCTTGCCGCGAATCACGCGCCGCTCATGCAGATCAAAGGCGAATTGCACGCCAATGACGTGAGCGTGGACGGCACGCCATTGCATCCGCTCGGCTCTTTTTGGCCGGGCGAGACGATGCGCTTGGACATCCAAGGTTTCCCCAGCCTCACGGACGGCATCTACAGCTGCCGCCTGATGCAGATGGGCGGCGACCAATCGGACAAGGTGAGCTTGATTTTCGACGCCATGGAGGATCCCATGGCCTGAATTTTTCGGAGGTACGCATGGCTTCTCATGTCGAATTGAATCCCGATGATAATGTCCTCGGCCTGAGCCTTGGGATGAAGGCCATGAGATTGGCCTTGACTCAGAAGACGCACAAGGTCGGCACCGTGCGCATCCCTACAGGCGGTGACACGGACGTCATCATCGGCGATGGCGCGCAGGACGGCGCGAACCGCATCGACCGGGACGGCAACCAGTTGCCGTTGGTGGACACGAGCGGAATCGACAAGGCCGCGCAGGACGCGCAGCAGTCCGCCGATGACGCCGCCGCGAAGGCGGATGAGGCGATCAAGCAGGGCGAACAGATCCGTCAGGACGCCCAGGCGGGCATCGACGACGCGCGCAAGCAGGCGCAGGATGCCGCAGCCAAGGCCGACAAGGTCCGAACCGATCTCGAGACCGCTGCATCCCAACTGGAATCCAATATCGCGGCCGTCGACAAGAAGGCCGATCAGGTCCGAAGTGATCTGACCCGGCAGGTCCAGGATGCGAAGTCCGAGATGGACTCCACCGTCAAGGCCGCCCAATCATCCGCCGACAAGGCGCAGTCGGCGGCCGATGCGGCCCAGAAGGCGGCTGACAAAGCCAATGCATCAACCGCCGATCTGGACAAATCCATCAAGGCCGTCGATGCGAAGGCCATCGCAGCGAAACAGGCCGCGGCCGAAGCCCAGTCCAAGGCCGAGAACGTCGCATCCGACCTCGATTCCGCGAACGCGGTCATCGAACAGCACACCACGGAACTCGGAACCCTTACAACGAAGGTCTCCAATGCCGTCACCAAGTCCGACAGTGCCCTGAGTGTCTCCACGGAGGCCAAGCAGACTGCCACCGAGGCATCGACTACCGCCACATCCGCATACGCTGACGCACAGACAGCTCTTACCCAAAGCACCACTGCGACTCAGACCGCAACCGCCGCAAAGACCACTGCCGAATCAGCAAGCAAAACCGCAAACGATTCACTCAAGCAGTCTTCCGCAGCCGTGCAGACGGCCAATCAGATCAGCACGACTCTGAGGACCGAATATCAGACCAAAGCTGATGCCGATAAGATTTATGCGACCCAGTCGAGTCTGAAGCAGACTTCGGATTCCATCACGGCTTCGGTCTCAAAGACATATGCAACGAAAGATGCGTTGTCTGCTCTCCAGAACGTTGCGGATAACGCCATCGAATCCTGGCAGGGAACCGGTGTCCCGACACTGACGAACAAGCCGGCTTCGGACTGGACCACCGACGCGAAGAGGAAGAAGCATTCCGGCGACCTTTATTACGACAAGGCCACCGGTAAGGCATACCGGTTCGGCTCCGACGACGGCAAGGCCTACACGTGGGAGCTGAATCAGGATACCGATGTCACCAAGGCATTGGCGGATGCATCCAAGGCACAGACTTCTGCGAATAATGCCCAGGCATCCGCAACGGCAGCGAACACTGCTGCAGGTAAGGCCCAATCGACGGCAAATACCGCAGTCAGCAATGCGGCCACAGCGAAGAATGCAGCCGATGCCGCGCAATCCAGTGCGAACAAGGCTCAGGATGATGTCGATAAGCTGAAGATCGATATTCCAGAGACGTATGCGACCAAGAGTTCTCTGACTCAGACTGCGGAATCCATTACGGCGAATGTCGAGTCCGTTAAGACAACTGCGAATAGCGCCGTGACAGCCGCATCCAAGGCGCAGCAGACCGCTGATGGTATTTCCGCGAATCTGTCAAAGAACTATCAGACGAAATCCCAGGCTGATACGATATATGCGACCAAGGCGAGTCTGAAGGCGACTTCCGATAGCATTTCCGCAGAAGTAACCAAAGCTCAGGGAACCGCCGATGGTGCCGTGACAGCCGCATCCAAGGCGCAGCAGACCGCTGACGCCGTAACTCTGAATCTGTCGAAAAATTACCAGACCAAGGCACAGAACGATGCTCTGTATGCAACCCAGACGAGTCTGAAGGCGACTTCCGATTCTCTTAGCGCGAATATTACGGCAAATGCGAAGACGGCTCAAAGCGCTGTTGACAAAGCGACGAGTCTCGAAGCAAATCTCAACGGTTTCAAGACGACTGTGTCTGAGACCTATACCACTAAGACTGATTTCAATAATCTTACGATTAGTGGACGGAATCTTCTCCTCAAAACGAGTGTTCCGACCATCGTAACCGGTAATGGGGCTGCGAATCAGTGTGTTGCATACTATAGCCTAGCAGTCGGAAGCCTTAAGAACCTTCCGGTTGGCATGTACCATATGCAGTTCAAGATAAAATCCGATACTGCCGGCGGAACCGCATATGCGCAGTGGGGTGCAGAGCCTTGGGGTCTAGGGAGCATTATCAAGGTCAATATCGGAACAACAGAGCAGACGTATTCGGTTGATTATTATATTACCGATAACAATTACCCGAATGCGAAACAAATGTCTGTCCGACTAGACAATGCCAAGGGTAACGTGACCATTCGTGAGATGAAGCTCGAAAAAGGCACTAAACCAACCGATTGGTCTCCAGCCCCAGAGGACCTTCAGCCCGCAGGAGATTACGCAACCAATAGTTCTGTTACCCAGACTGCGAATTCCATTAAAGCTCAGGTCACTGAAGTCTCCAAGACCGCAAACGGTGCAATGTCCAAAGCCACTACAGTGGAACAGACTGCTAATGGGCTTAGCAGTAAGATCACTGAACAGGGTAAGACACTCAATGCGACCGTCAAGACTGCGAACGAGGCGAAGAGCACCGCCGACAGCAATAAACAGACCATTTCACAGGTCAAAACCACTGCTGACGGTGCCGTGAATCGTGTCAGCAGTCTGGAACAGAACCTCGATGGTTTCAAATCCACTGTCGCGAAGACCTACCAGACCAAAGACGGAATGTCCGCCTACGCCACGACCAGCGCGCTGAAGCAGACCTCCGGCAGCATCACCGCCGAAGTATCAAAAGTCTCCCAGACCGCCACTGGCGCCCTCAATAAGGCGACGAGTGTGGAGCAGGCCGCCAGCGGTCTTTCGACCAAGATCACGGAACAGGGTAAGACACTCAATGCGACCGTCAAGACAGCCAATGAAGCTAAGAATACCGCTGACAGCAATAAGGCCACTATCAGTCAGGTAAGCACTACAGCCAGTAATGCGTTGTCCAAAGCCTCTACTGTGGAACAGAATCTAAATGGATTCAAGACGACTGTTAGTGAAACTTATACCACTAAGACGGATTTCAACTCGTTGCAGATCGGCGGGACGAACCTCTGCCCGAAATCAAACCCATACAACATCAGCCTGTCCAATGCGAGCAAGGATTCGTCCGGCGTGATAACCGGCACGGTTCCGACCAACGCGAACGCCACGTGGGGCGCGAGTGTCACTCCGGGACACGCCACCCATCTGAAGACACCGTATGGCCGCCAGTGCGTCATCTCGTTCGACGTGTGGAGCGAAATCGCCGCCACGGTCGTCGTGGACATAAACAACATGCCGGAATCCGTAGCCGCGTGGAACGGCAACGACAACGATGGCTGGCGAGGAGGGGTGCAGCCTACTACTACTGCTGCTACTACTAATGGCGCCGTCGCCTGCTCCATCCCCGCGAAACAGTGGATACGACTGTGGGTAACCTACAGCAACACCAGTGCGAAGAACACCGGCAAGGTCGATATCTTCGACCAGTCTCACATCGGACTGCGACCGGCATCCGCCGCGTATCAGGTCAAGTTCAAGGATTTCAAGTTCGAGCTTGGCTCCCGGCCGACCGAATACAGTCCTTGCCCGTCCGACCTCCAGTCGGCCGGAGACTATGCGACCAACAGCAGTTTGACGCAGACGGCTTCGCAGATTCGTAGTGAGGTTGCGGAGAAGTACCAGTCCAAGAGTGGTATGAGCAGCTATGCGACCACCAGTGCCTTGACGCAGAAGGCAAACGAGATCACAGGCAAGGTGCAGGAGGTCGCCAAGACCGCGCAGGGCAACACGACCACCATCAGCCAGGTCAGCCAGAAGGCCGACAAGATCAATACGACATTGTCGCAGAAGATCAGCGGCAAGGCCGACACGAGCAGGGTCAGCAGCCTGGAACAGAACCTTGACGGGTTCAAGACCAGCGTGGCGAAGACCTACCAGACCAAGGGGGACTATCCGACCAAAGCCGAGGTGCAGTCCAGGATCGACCAGTCGGCCTCCTCGATCAAATCGACGGTCGGCCAGACCTACACGACCCTCGCCGCGACCGAGGCGTTGAGGAAGAGCGCGACCCGTATGTTCACGCTGACCGGCGCGGCCGGCAAGGCGAAATGGGTCAAGCTCGGCCATCTCACCAGTAATGGGGACGATTCGAGCGTCCTGATCCACGTGTACTCCGGCGACGGGTACAACGGCCAGGCTTCCCAGAACGCGGAGTTCGAGATCTTCGTCAAGGACGGATGGCAGCAGTCAGCGTCCGCCACGAGTGCTTTCGGCGTCTCCGTGAGCCGCATCCGCAACGCCGACGATGTCAAGGTCAAGGTGATGGCGTTCAGCTCCACCACGTGCGACATCTGGGCGTACCTGCCATGGGCGTACTGGAATGGCCATTACACGCTGCAGGGCGACTACAAGTCGTGGCAGGATGGGCCGAACTGCGGTGGCACGAGGATCCAGGACGCGGAACCCACGTCGGGCACCGCGCAGGACCTCGCCTACGACACGCTCAGCACAAGGTCGTATGTCGACCAGACGGCCAAGAGCGTGGCCTTGGGCGTCGTGCAGAATTACAAGGGCGCTGACGGTTCCGGGCTTGCCACGAAATCGGACATCACTGCGAGCACCAAGAGCATCACGAGCACCGTCGCAAGCACTTACGCCACCAAGAGCGGCGTCACGCAGGAGATCTCGTCGAAAATCACCCAGAACAACAACAGTCTGGACGTGAAGTTCTCCACCAAGGTGGAGACGCAGAACGCGCAGAACAAGGCCAACACCGCCGACTCGCACGCGACCAACGCGCAATCCCGCGTCGGAAGCCTTGAGGATTGCATCAACTTCACCGCGTCCGGTGTGCGCGTCGGCAAACAGTCAAACGGCAAGTTCACCGGCGTTTCCGCGCTCGTCAACACCAACGGCACTTTCGACCTGCTCGACGCTTCTGGCAATCTCCTGACGCGCATCAATCAGCATCGATTCCAGGTGACTGGTGATGACGGCACCGGCAGTGGCTATTTGTCGCTTTCGCAGGATGGCATCAACATCACCGTCCAGCCCACCGCCGACACGTCGAATACCTACCACATCCAGGTGGGCAAGTCCGGCGTCGGCATCACCGCTCCGGACAGGTCGAGCATCGAATGCTCGGCTTCGGGTGGGTTGAACATCGAGACTGTGAAATACGGCAAGATCTCCATCGGCGCCGGCGGCCTGCAGTTCACCAACGACCAGGGCTGGGGATTGAGACTCTCCGCCGCGGGTTGGAGCCTGAAATGGGCAGGGAACCATACGCTCGCCACCGGACCGGCCGCGGGCAAGCTTTACATCGACGGCCGCGAAATCGTGACCAGATAACACAAGGAGGAAAAATGACCGATGAAACCACCGCTACCAATGCCGCCGCTGCCGACGTGCAGGACGGCATCCTCGACCTGCGCCCACCCAAGAGTGGCATCGTCTACCAGCTTTTGCGCTTGGGCCTGACATTCGACCACAAGGACGCTGACGGCGAGACATGGACTGACTATCAGCGTGGCGTCACCGCGACCTTCACGGACCGGCAGGCCACCGAGGCCACCATCGCGGACATGGACACCAAGGACAGCGAGACCATCACCGCCACCCAGCTCGCACAAGTCACCGAAATCAAGACATGGCGCAGTGACGGAGCCGAGGACTGATGCCACCGCTCGACCTCTTCTCAAGCCAGGAATTCTGGACGGCGGTGATCGTCGCACTGGTCGGCGGCGGAGGAGTCGGAGCCATCATCGGCGCCATCTCCAGCCGTCGCAAGGACACCGCGCAGATCGCCGCCCAGGCATGCGACATCCTGACCGATTCGGTCATCAAGCCATTGCGCGAGCAGGTCGAATCGCAGGAGGAACAAATACAGCACCTGGAATCGCAGCAGCGGAAATATTTCGCCCTAGCGGCCTACACCCGCAGCCTTTTCCACTGGCTTCAGACCTTCTGCGAGATCATCGAGCCGGATTTTCTGGCGAATCATCCGAAGCCGCATCTGCCGGACGAATTGCGTGCGGACGTGGCGCCGGAGACCTTGGAGGACGAATGACAATGACAATGCTCATCGCGGCCGTCGCATGGCTGGCATTGTGCGCGCTCATCCTCGTCTTCAACCACGGCGCACACATGCGCTGAGACGCATCAACTATTTTTCAAGGCCATCTCCCCGGAGGTGGCCTTTCCTTATGCCTGAAGGAGGCAATCATGGCAGACCATGCCACCAAAAACACCACCACCAATAATCTGCCGGGATTGACCGGCGAACGTGTCAAGGCCGGAGTGACCATCGTGGTCACGCTCTACGCTCTGGTCAACGCCGGCCTGTCCTTGGCCGGCATCAATCCGCTGCCTTTCACCAACGAGCAGGTCAGCGCTTCAATCTTCGGTGTCATCGGCATCGCCGGAACCATTTACGGCTGGTGGAAGAACCAGAACATCACCAGCGCTTCCCTTGCTGGTCAGCAGCTTGTGGACGCGCTGAAGAAGGAGGGTGTGGTGAATGGCATCACCGCCGCGAAGAGCGCTGCCTTGAGCGCCGCTTCCGCCGTGGCCAGGACCGAGCCGAAGGACGCCACGGACACCGCCACGGCCACCGCCGACACCACGGCAGCTGACGCTGATCTCGAGCCGGGCGGTACCGTCTGA